TTGCTACGGGTACATTGTTAGGCGATGTTGCGGTGTTAAGAACTTTCCAACTTGTTGAATCAGCGGGCGTAGATGTATAAAACAAAGTGCCAAAAGTTACGCGACCCGTTGCGGGTATTGATACTTGCACATCAAAACTAGGCACGGCATCCGATGGGCGTGATGCTGTAACCGTAGGCGCTGTTAATGCTGAAAAGTAAACGGGCGATGCCAAATTACTATTTGGCACGGGCGTAAATTGCGTTATGTCTTGGTCATCATAAACTTGTGCGTTGTATTCGCTAAGTTCTAAACGCGCACCTAAATTTCCATCAGGCAATGACGCTTCGTTAACCTTCATCACGCGGAAAAGTTTTGCGTTCCATCCGTAGTCGGCATTGGTGACGCTAACAACATCGCCCGCATCAACTTGGATGCCGTAGTAAGTTGTGCTGAAACCTACAATCAAATCTTCGCGTGCTTGTTCCAACAAACGATTAGCAAGGTAATGCGCTTGCACGGAATCGTTAACCATGTCGTAAGTAATAGAATACTTGTTAACGGGTTCGTTGGGATACAGTAAACCGCTAGGTGTTTCAATGTTTACAAATGCGGCTTGGTCGCGGTTTTCTTTGAATGGGAAACGCGCTTCAACTTGGTTAATTGAACTTGTAATGTCAGTTGCGCTAACGCGAATTTCGCCAATGATGTTGTCATCATCAAACGCATAGGCTGTTGTTTCGGCTTTGTTAATAACCACCGACCATTGACCCAATGCCGCGTTGTACGTCATCCATGAATCGCACGATGACATGATGCGGTCAATGTTAGAAAGAACCGATTGCCCTGCATCCAATACGCCGTTAATACGGTAACGAGGTTGCGTAGATGGTACGCCGCTACTGTTTGTAAATGTTATGTTTTGGTCGCCGTAAGTGTTTAACGCTGTTGCACTTGAACTGTTAACAAACGCCGCATCTACTGCGCCGCCATAAACTGAATTGGTGATGTAGTCATACCAAACATCACCCGCTTTGGCTACACCCGTTCCGTTAAGTGTATGGGCTACTTTAAATGTAATTGGTTGCAGTTGGGTTGTATCTGCATCGCGGTTGTAAACAAGTTTGACAATAGCAAAGCCCAAACCATTCATTTGGCGTGTGCCTGTCCATCGTTGTGCGCTTGCAATGTCAGAACCACCCATTACGGTGCTAGGTGCTGATGCGCCGTTTGCGGATGTGATTGTGCCGCCCGCTGTAGATGTATAAAGATTGATGTAAAGGTTGCCGCTAATCTTTGTATCTACATTGCCCGCTTCATCAGTTAGGCTAACAACTTTGGTTAAATCTGTACCATCAAAAGTTACTTTTCTATCGCCGTAGTACATATCGGCGGTATCAAAAGTAAATTGACCATTAGGGCTAATACTTGAAATAGCCAACACATAGTACATTGTCTTTTGGTCGGTTGTCAGAACCGCATCAACAAATGTGCCGCCCATGTACGCGTTGCCGTACACAATAGGAATAGCGTTAACCGCGCTTGGCGGTACTTGTTGCCTTACGCCCATGTCTTGTTGTTGTTCGGGGTTGTCAGCAAACGCACGGGTAACAACATAGGAAACAGCAAAGTTAACGGCAAATGTTGCCATTGCTGTTGAAAAGCCAATTACTTCTAAGCCCGCAATTAAAGTTGCAACCATTTTTATTCCCTAACAAAAGTTGCGCCCAATGGCTTATAGCCGCGGCGCGTGTAATCAATCAATGGCCCATTAGCCGAAATTGATGTACAAATAATATCTACTTCACCCATGTTTAGCATTGCATTTGCGCGTTCATCAAATGCTTTCCAAAGCCTACCGCCAACCGTACCATTGCGATATTCAGGTTCAACCCACCACAATAGTTCGTTTAACTCTTTTACTTTTGGCGACCAAATGTTCGAAGTTTTGTAAGCGACAATCGCACCGCGCAAATGCGAATCCACAAAAATGAACCCACGCCCTTGAATGATGCTAAACAATAGTTCTTCAACATAGCGGGGAAAGTGATTATGCGATTGACCAAGTTTTTTAATTGGGTTTTCATAGGCGTAAGCCTCCACGATTTCTAACAGTCTAGGGATGTCGTATCTTGTCGCTTGTCTTATCATGGGGATGCGTCACCTGCTGAATTATCTGTTACTGTAGTTTCGCTTGCTTGTGTTTGTGTTTTTGGTGGCGAACCAAAGTCAAAAAACGTATTAGAAATTTCACTTACGCGGTTCATTGATGTATCGCCCGCATAAATAAATTGCCAATTGTTTTGATTAGTTTTTACGCCCGACAATCTGTTTTCCAAAATGCGGCGCATCGATGAACAAGAAATAGAACAAGTTGCAATCCGTGTACGCGCATCAGTATTGAAATCTTCAGTAATTGAAACGCTGTTAATAATGCCTTGGTAGCGTTTAAAGAATTGCGTTGTAGGCGTAGTAATGATTTGATTGTTTGAATCAAAAAACCCGCGCCATACTTCCACCAACGAACCTTTAATGTCGCTACTAAGAATCAATGCAACATTACTTGGATTGATGCCCGTCAATTGGATTGTCATGTCATCCGATGTAGCCTTAATGTCGCGTTGAACATCGCCAACGGATAACAATGCGCCAAGGTTTGAAAAGGTGATTCCGCCAACCGTGATAGGTGCGGCGGCGTTGCAGAATGTGTAAACCGTTCCCGCATTACCAACGGTTAGTTTTACAAATTCCGCATGGTTAATTTGATAACCAGTTACCGCGTTAATTGTTGTCATACGATGTATTCTCTAAAAACAAACGGCGAATCCCATTGCACAAAAGCGCCATCGGTCATAGGGTTAAGTGTATATGTTGGGCATGATTCCGCAACTACTGTAAATGTGCAAGCATTGCCGATAGAAACCGTTGCGCCTGATGATGGCGTACCAATCAAAGGTCGGTTAATGCTTACTGATGAACCCGCGCTATCGGCAGTCACTTTGTAGGTGTAGCCGCCAATCATAATAAAGTCACCCGCCTTGAATGTACCGTTAGAAGTTAGCGCAAGTGTTTGTGTGTTTGGCGTAGGCGTACCATTTAGCGTAGCCGATGTAGCCGTGCCGCGCATTTCTGTAAACCAAGAAAGGTTCGATGTGTTGAAAGTAATTGTTTCGGGCAATTGCCTATCAAGGTTATCAATTGTTTGGATTACATCCCGAACTTGCGGATAGTAAAGGTACGCATGGGGTTGAATGGTAAACACCCAAGGCACGGCGGTTAAGTATTGCGCAACGGTGATATAGCCCGAACGCGCAACTTGTTGCCCAACCATACGGCGATTGTTTACCGTCATGGATTGCTGAATGTTAAAGATGGTTTGGAAACTCATGCCCGACCCCTATTCACCGCCAACGATTTGTTAGCGTACTGATTTGCCGCCCAAATTGCATTAGAACTACCGTATAGGCGTTCTTCAAACGATTTAGTATCAATGGCGTTAATGTAGTTGTTTGTGACCATCGTAGTGCCTCCCGCGCCCGCTAAAGCATGGTTAGGAATTACTGTACCCGATGAACGGGGAACAAACAGTTCAGGCCCGCGTTCACCAACAACATAAGGCGTATTGGCATTAGCAGAACCACCATCGGCTAAGAACCCGCCAAGGTCTTGATTGCCGTATGCGTTGCCAGTACCAAAGCCACCGCTTGCATACATTCCAAACAACGATTTAAACAAACCCGTTGCTGATGCGCGTAATTGAATGGCAATCAAATCTTGAATGATGCTACGCGCCAAAGATTTAAACGACAATTTGCCCGTGCGTACAAAGTTATCTAACGCGCTTTCCATGTTTCCCATTACGGATTGAAAAGCCTTTGCACCGTTTTCTAATTCGGTTGGCAAGTCGCGGAAAAATTTAGCGCCTTCTTTAAAGAAACCTTGTTCGCCAGTTCCTTCGCGTTGCGCTTTAACCGCTTGGTTTTGTGCGCGTAGATAGCGTTCGGTTGCATCGGCTAACGCGTTTTCTCTCTGTACTAATTGTTCTTTAGCATCCGCGTCTAACATATTGTTGCGGTTAATTTCTTGAATAGCATCTAACCGTTTTTGTTCTGACAAATACAAATCCCTTGTTAGTTGCGCATCTTCCGAACGCATCCCCATTGTTTTTTGGTCAATGAATAGCAATTCATTTTTAATTTGCAAATTGCGTTCTTCATTTTCAATGCGATTTGCTTCCCTTGTATATGCGGCTACTTGTTGACCTTCAATTTCAAAAAGTGTTTTAGCGTACTTTTGTTGTTCGCGGTTTAAATCATTGATTGCTTTAATTCTTGCGCGTTCGGCGGCTTCAGCATCTTTATCGCGGGGTTTAATAACATTTCTTCCACCACTTGCGGCGGCAGATTTTGAACCCCCTTTTGCCGCTAACGCATCAATAGAATTGCCGTATTTGGGAACTCCCATAACATCGGCTTGGTACAAATCAAGTTGTATTCTTTGCGCTAAAACAGAATTGTTGTATTTTTTGTTTGCTTCAATTGCGGCATCAACGCCTTTAGTTACTAAGATAACTGCGTTGTTGTAGGTATGCCCAATTTCATCAAAAATTGCTTTGAAGAAATAAAAAACTTCAGAACCTAAAACCGCAACCGTTTGAAATACTGTTTTGAAAATTGCGCTAAGTGATACACCGCTATCACTTAATGTTTTCATGTAATCAACGGTCAATTTCAGAATTGGCCCAAGTTCTGTAGCCAACACCACCATTACATCACGCGATGTTTGCGCTAACAAATCGTAAGTTTCTGCGGCGGCTTTAATCGCTTTTTGTTGTTCATCAATAAGCGGGTTTGCTTTTGACATTTGGTCAGCAAAGCCAACCATGTCAACACCTTTAGCGGCTTTAGAGAAAACCTCCATCGCCTTGGCGTTACGGGTAATCGGGTCTTCAATTTTTGCTAAATTTGCAACAACTTTGTTTAGCAATTCTTCTTGGGAAAGTTTGCCCAAATCTTGAAAACTAATGCCCAATTTAGCGGCAGTTTTTTGCGCTTCGGCAGAACCGCCCGCGGCATCGTCAATAAACTTGGCAAATGCCGATAGCATCTTGCCCGCGTTATCCGCTTTGCCGCCTGAATTAGCAAGGGCGTTAGATAACTGTAAAACCGTGCCTATGGCTACTTCGTTTGCTTCGGCTACATCGGCTAGTTCATCGGCATATTGAAGCGCCGCGGCACTAGCGGCAACCAATGCAGTCGCGCCAATCTTGCCAAACTTTTCTGCGGATTCGCTAAACTTTTCTAATTTCTTCCCCGCGGCTTCAATACCTTTATTGAATTCCGCGGTATCTATCCCTAGGGCTACGCCTAGGCGGGCAATCATATTAGCCATCTTTAACCCCAAACAATGTTTTGTCGAATCCGTGCGCCATTGACATGAACGCCAATAGACTATCGTTTACCACCGCCTTTTGCAATTCGGGCGACAAAGGCGGGTATATGTAATCATACGCACTACCCAAAATGTTGGCTAGTTTATATGTGGGCGTATTGGGCGGGCGCATATAGTTAAACACCCCATTGGTTAAGGTGGCTAATTGCGTAAGAATTCCAAAGTTTCCAATCAACCCGTCAGCATACATTGTTTGAATGTTTGCCAAGGTTACATCGTCTAATTGTTCAATTGTTTCTAGGGTATGCCCGTTGAAAATCATTGCGGCTAGGCATTGGCTTTTCAACGAGCCTATTAGTTTCCCCGCGCTTCCCTATAGGTTGGGCTAATCACTTCGCCAATCTTTTCCACAATCATCATTTGTACGGAAATTGGGAATTCTTCTTCAATGTCGGCATAAGTCAAATCTTCCAAACTTACGCCTTCCATTTCAGGAATTAGCAGTTTAAAAAATTCAGTAATACGCGCTTCGGTAATGGCTTTGTTCTTGGCGGCTTCGCGCATGGAACGCCCTTCAACCAAAATATCATCATCCGTAAATTGGAAATCTTCAGTTTGATTATTCTCAAACTGTCGCAATGGTGCGGTAATTTCTTGGTAAACCTTTTCTACAATTTGTTCATCAGGGTCGGAAACCCTTTTGTAGATAGCATCAGATTCGGCAACCAAAGGGATGCGAACTTTGAATGTGTGACCGTTCAACACAAACGAACGGGTCAAAAGGTCTTTTCTTTTTGCTTGGTACTTTTCACCAAATGCAGAACCTAGTTTTGTCATTTATTTTTTATCCTATATTTACTGATACGCCTTGCCAAAATTTCCCCTAGCCGCTTGGCGGTTTGGTCGGCTTGGGATTCCAAAGCAGGGCGTAAAAATGGTTGTGCGCCATTCCTAGCCGTGCCAAATTCTTGCGCCATTGCACGGGCATCCGATAGAACCCCGCTTAGTCGCTTTGCTTCTTTTAACTTTTTGTCATACGCGGCTTTGTCAGTTTCGTAAAGCCCCGCGTTCGATTCGTAAAACTGTTGCTTGTCTTTTTTACGAAACGCTTTGGTTGTAATCAGCGCAATAACGGTATCGTTTTCGGTAATGTACTTAGAACGAATGTCGCGCTTGGTTGGGCGGCGGGCTTCAATCTGCATTGTTCTAGCCAAGTCGCCTGTATCTTTTGGCGCGTTCATCTTAGCCATTGTTAGCACGGGTTTCATTGCCTCCCGTGCCGCGGGTACTAAGATTTTGCTTTGCGCTTTCTTGTCGCCAATTTCCGCGGCTAGTTCCCCAAATGCGGCTAGTACATCTTTCAAGCCTTCTACTTTGTAGGTAACGCCCGACATAATTAACCCATTGGCTTAATAATCTTTTGATACAACGCGTTATTTAGCGTATGCACATAATTAACGATTTCATCGGGCGTGAACTTATCCGCATGGTTAGCGGCAATCTCATGCGCCAATGAAATCGCTGTTAGTTTCTGCGCAGTAAACCCAAACCAATCTTTGCGTGAATCGGATTGGGTTACTAGAAAACTAAGTAGGTCGTTAGTGTCTTTTATTGTCGTTTGCATATTATTAGGTATTGTTAGACCAACCGTATTGGTTGCCACGGGGGTGAATCGTGAAGTTGCATTTTGCTTCAGCGCTTGGGCTTGAATCAATTGTGAATTGAGAAACGCGACCATTGAAAGCATAGGCAACGGTGTTTGCACCCGCTGTAGCAGTAATAACAAAAGTGCGGTCGATAACGCCCGATTCTGCATCGCCACGAATCAACAACAAAGCGGCATCGCTAGGATTCCAAGCGGCAGTAATGCTAAGTGATGTTGGTGCGGATTGTGATGGGATTTTGTCCGATTGGCGTGAACCTGCAACACCGAAAGATGCTACGGCATCGTCTTGACCAAATGCGGGTACGGCTTCAACATTCAAAGCAATACCATCAGTACCAGTACCATTAGCAGTAGTGCCAACAATATCAGCAATATCGCCTGTCCAAACATCCAAGTTTGCGGCGGCAATTGGTGTAGGCGTAGCGCCTGATTGCATCCAAAGGGCGGCTGTAAAGCCCGCCATAATTTTATTAGGTAAAGCCATTTTGTTTATTCCTTAAAAAGAATGGTTAAAAGAACTATCTTGTCAGGTTGATATATCTAGTGTGCAATCAAGAAAAATTTGGGCTAACTTTTCATCATTGTCGTAACTGTTATAAAGCCAAAATACATCGGCTTTAGCAACTTCAAAACCGTTAGTTACACCACCAAATAAACCACTATATCCGTGCAAGGATTGTAGTATTTGATTGGAAATAGTGAAACCATCTTCTATCTGTTGCGTAAAAATACTTATCTGAAAAACGGGGCGGTCAATGCCTTTGTTGGCTTGGTTTTGACCCGTATAAACATCTTGGTGAACATTGCGTAGCATCCAAGTAATGAACTTAGATTCGGTGGCAAAGTTACGGTTAAACGCGGCGTAAACGGGAACGGGCGTAACAATGCTTTGCAATTGGTACTGTATCGCTTTGCCGTACTGTACTGGATTTTGTTGTGTTGCCATTTACACCGCCGTAACTGGGTCATTTCTATACGCCAAGATAACCACGGTCATCCTATCATCAGATTCGCGGATGTTATCAATGCGCCAATCGTAACCGTTATAACTGATTGAATAAAGGTTTTGATTGCGAACCATTGTTCTTGTATTGGGCGTGTAGTTCAAAATGAAACTAACAACATCTTGGTAAAGGCGGTACTTTTCCGAAATCTTTAAACTGTTTGCAACGGAATGAACACGCGCACGGGTGCGAAACCAAGTGGTTTGCGCTGTACTTTGTTCGCCAAAATCGCTTTTAGCAAACGCCAAGTTATTTACCGTGATTTGTTCAAACCGTGCAATTGCCATTTACATCACCAAAGGTTTGTAGGGGCGCAACAATGTTGCAACGCCGAACGGAATTTCTTTTAACTGATTGTCCGTAGTGTTGCTTCGATTGTTATACAAATGGGTAAACAAAAGCAAGCCCGCTTGTTTGATTACGGGGTATGTTTGCAACGGATTAGGTGCGGTGGTGTACTCGCAAATAATCGGCGCAGTCATTTCGCTATTGATGTTGGTAGGCAACGATTGAACAATTACCTTGTTACCACTTGCATCGTAGTAATACTGATTGGTTGCAACAACAACCAAAGCGGGAGGCGTATTGTTATTCCAGTACGCTACGCGGTCAATCGTCACGCCCGCCATGTCGGGGTATTGGTTTTGCGATACTTCGGGCAAATCCAAACATACTGGCGATGATGCTAAGTTTTCAGCGCCATACCAAACACGGTAGGTAACTGAAAAAATAGAAAGCCCTAAGTAATCTTCAATGT